CGAAGTTTGTCAGGTGGATGTGAAGTCGTCAGAAGTCGATGGTGATGGTAAGACGTTCAAAGTCCATTACAGCATGAGCGGTGAAATCACCGGCGTGAAAGAAGAAACCATCAAATCAAAATCTAAGCCTGGCGCTACGATTACGGCCAGTGTGAAGGTATACAAAAAAACTGAAGATGGTAAGACAGTGTATGACATCAACACAAAAACCCAAGTCATTGACTTAGGCAAAGGTGATGTGATGGCTGTTCACCGCCGCAACGTCGGCATTTAATTTCCCTGTAGTTTGCGCGCATTGGGGTCACTTCGGTGGCCCCTTTTTTTATTCGGAGAACGTATGAAAAAACAAGAGTTGTTTCAACCAGAAGTGTTAACCCTTCGCTGGCCAGTTCAGAGCGCCACCGGCTCTCTGACGGCGTTAACGCTGCGCCTTATATCCCATGCTGATCATGCCAAAGTGCTGGAAGACCATAAAGACGAAACTCAGATTTTTACCGAGTTTGCCCGTCTGTCGTGTGGCATAGCTGCAGACGAAGTCAACCGCATGAAGGCACCAGACTGGAACAAGCTGCGCCTGAAACTATCCGACCTGGTTGTCAAAGGCAGCGACTTTTACTTTAAGCGTGCGGGTGTTGCATTCAATCCGGATTCGCCTTTATTGCTGCAACCTATCCTCAGCGATACAAACGAAACCATCTCGGAGCTGTTTCTGGAAATCCCGACAGTGGCCACCACGGAGCTGATGAAAAAGCACACAAACCCTGATGAGCGAAACCTGTTTATCACAATGGCCTGCACTGGTTTGAGTGCGAAAGAAATTAGCCGGCTGTCGGCTCCGGATTGGAATCACCTGCAGGGGCGGATCAACAGTTTTTTGAACGAAACGGCGGATTACTTTCCAGCCGAGACGTCGACACTCTCACCGACATAATCCCGCTTGTTTACAACGTCAGCGAACAGGAAATTTTGTCCTGGTCAACGGACAAAGCGCTGCGGCGTTATGAGTTAGCTATCCAGAGACTTAAACAGGGGGCGTGATGTCCGCAAAATACAGTATCGCACTTGCTGCAGTCGACCAGTTCACAGCCCCGTTTAAATCCTTCAGCGCGACCAGCTCAAAGCTGGTCACGCAAATTCAGGGGCAAAAGGCCGAGCTGAGAAGCCTGGCTGCAGCTCAGCGTGATCTATCTGGCTTTAACCAGATGAAAGCAAAACTGGGTGAAACCACCAGCGCCCTGGATAAAGCGAGACTGGCCGAAAAAGCACTGACCGCCGAGATTAATGCGGTCGGTGTTCCGACCAAAAAAATGGCTGCAGAGTTTGATAAAGCCAGGAATAAAACCGCTCAGTTAACCGCTGAACACCAGGCCCAAACAAACAAACTCAACAGCCTGGAGCGAAGCCTCGAAAAAGCCGGTGTTGATGCCAGTAAATTTGCCACCGAGCAAAGCCGGATAGAAAAGGCAACAGAACAAGCCAATGCCGCGCTCAAGGTGCAGCAGGCGCGATTAAAGTCAGTGTCTGACGCACAAGACAGGGTGGAGGCCAATAAAGCCGCCAGAGCCGATTTACGCGGTGAAATGCTGGAGACAGCAGCGATAGGTTATGTCGCCGCCCAGCCAATTATGAAAGCCATTGAGTACGAGTCCTCGATGGCGGATGTGAAAAAGGTCGTCAATTTTGAGGACGATGCTGAAGCTAACAAAATGGGCCGAGACATCCTCAAGATGTCGACTCAAATTCCGATTGCTGCTGCAGGTCTTGCTGAAATTACTGCAGCAGCCGGTCAATCCGGTATCGCCAAAGCGGAGCTGCTGAACTTCACCACCAGTGCCGCAAAAATGGCAACGGCGTTTGATGTCTCTGCAGAAGAGGCAGGCAGCACAATGGCCGCCTGGCGCGCCTCGATGGGTTTGTCACAAAAGCAGGCTGTAGACCTTGCTGATGCGACAAACTACCTGTCGAACAATATGAATGCCCAGGCAAAAGATATTGCCGGGGTGCTGAAACGCCAGGGCGCTGTCGCCATGGCGGCAGGCTTAGATCAGATACAAGCAGCCTCGTTGTCAGCTGCCTTGCTGTCAGGCGGTGCGGGTGAAGAAGTTGCAGCCACGGCGCTGAAAAATATCACCGGCGCAATGATGAAAGGCGACACCGCTACAGCGGCCCAACAAGGTGCCTGGTCGGAGTTAGGCTTCGATCCTCAGATGCTGGCTAAGGACATGCTGTCTGATGCACCTGGCACGATGATCAAAGTGTTTGAAGCGATGCAAGGCGTACCTGAAGAAGAAGTCAGCGCCCTGGTATCGACGCTGTTCGGGGAGGAGGTCAAAGGCTCGGTTATGCCGATGCTGAAGAACTTAGACAACCTGAAGAACGCTTTTAAGATGACCGGCGATGCAACCAAGTATCGCGGCTCGATGGAGGCGGAATATCAGGCCCGATCAGCAACAACAGCAAACGGGATGCAGCTGCTGGCCAATAAGTTTGACCGGCTGCAAATTAGCATCGGCACGTTACTGCTGCCAGCGCTTAATGAAATCATGGGGCCAGTGGCAGATTTTGCTGATCTGCTGGCAGACGGGGCTGAAAAGTACCCGACTATAGCCAAGGGCCTTGCCATGGTTGGTATGGGTCTGGTGGCGCTCAAAGTGGGCGCTTTGGCGCTGAAATTCGTTGGCCTGACGTTTGGCCAGGGAATGAATGTGCTGAACCTTGGCAGAGCAAAATTATCCGCGACCACCGGCAACACCGCACGAACAGCGACTCTCGCCAATTTAGCACTGCAGAAGCTAAACGCCACTATGGCCCGAATGGGGTCACGGCGGACGCCAGTTAGTGCTGACATAGGTGGCAGTTCGCGTCGACGTCGTGTTCGCCCAGCTCGCACAGGGCGACTGGCCAGAGCTGGAGCAGTACTGGGTGGCGGAGCGCTCATGGCGGGTAGCGCTATGGCTGCGCTGCCAATGGGTGCAGATGTACTTCAAGGTGCAGGCAAGTTAATCAGGCCGTTAGCTCTTGCGATGTCAGGAGCTGACCTTGCATCCAGTTTATCTGCAGGTGACAACGTGGCCACCGGCGCAGCAGCTGGTGACATGCTGGGAGGTTTGGGAGGAGCAACAGCAGGCGGCATGGCCGGAGCTGCAATTGGATCCGTCGTGCCAGTCATTGGCACCGCCATCGGCGGTTTAATCGGATCCATTATTGGCGGCTTAGGCGGCGGCATGCTCGGCGAGTGGGCGGGCGGGAAAATCGGTGGGATGTTTGACGCTGGCACGTCGAACTCTCCAGTCCCGCCCGTGGGCCAGGCGAATAAGTTACCGACGTCTTTAGAGGCTCCACCTTTGCTTGCAGCAGTCAGTGACCGGCTACCACCTCCGGAAGCTATCCGGAAGCAGATAAGCAGTCAGGACAACAGGCAGATGGTCTTTAGTCCGACCATTACGATACCTGGTTCCTCCGGCAACAAAGAAGCGGATCAGCGCCTTGTAGACTCCATCATGCAGCGCTTAAAGGCTGAGTTTATGACGATGATGGGCAGCAATGGTTTGTCGGTTCGTCTGGATGGTTCGCTGTCAGATAGGAGTAGCAGCTGATGAATCAACAAGCGGCATTAGGGACTTATGTCTTTAGCCTGGGAAACAAAACAGCGTTTGATAAGTGGGTCCGCCAGTCTTCTGGTGGCTGGGTCAGTATCGATATCACCAACGGCAAGCCCATCAGTCACAACACAGGTCAGGGTCTGGAAAGCATCAGCATCACCGGCAAAGTTCACGGCGTACCAGGCATGGACGCCCTGGATAAACTCCGTGCGCTGCAGGCAACCAGAAAGCCACAGACTCTCATTACTGGCCAAGGCCGGAACTTGGGGCGCTGGAAAATAAACAACATCACTGAAACACAAAGCCGGATCATTGATGACGGTACAGCGCTGGTGGTTGAGTTTAGTGTTGAGCTGGAGGAGTTCGCAGATGAAATCAGTAGTAAGCAAAGCCGGTGATAGCGTGGGCCTGTTGGCTCACCTTCACCTGGGGCGCGATGACGATGAAACTGAGGAGGCTATTTATGACAGTAACCCGGGGCTGGCTAAATATGGCCCCGTTTTACCCTCCGGAGTGACGGTTCTTATCCCTGATATGCCAGAGGCTCCACTGGCCAAAGCGGTGAACATATGGGACTAAATTTTACACCCCGTTTTATTGCAAGAGGAGCGCATGCCGCCCTCATCAATCAGCGGCTGATCTCCTGGGAACGGATAGACGCTGCAGGCAGACAATCCGACCAGCTGACGTTAAAAATAGACACGCAGGGCATGCCTGGACGACCAAGGGAAGGCGAAAGCATCGGGGTGTCTGAGGGGTATGCTGAGTCACCGGCGCTGACCGATAAAGGGATGTTTAAAATCACAAGGGTCACGCCCAGGATATTTCCGGACAGCGTGACTATTGTGGCAACTGCAGCACCGTTTCAGGTGAAAGATGAGACGCAGTTCAAGCTGCGCCGGTCACGCAGTTTTTCAAAAATGAAACTCGGGGATATTTTCCGCCAAGTGGTGAAAGCCCACGGATTTTCGCCCCGGGTTGCACCCGACCTTGATGCGCTCCTGGTTGAACACATCGACCAGACCGACGAGACCGACATGGGCTTTTTAACGCGCCTGGCGAAACGCTACGACGCTGTGACTAAGCCTGTGGATCAGCTTTACATCATGGCCAGAAGGGGGCAGCTGAAAAGCATATCCGGACAAACTCTGGAGCCGGTCAAATTCAGCTTGCCAAGGAACAACGTTCCAACCAGTACCAGCTTCATCAATGCGGAGGTCGACTTTCCCAGTCGGACTACGTTCAAAGGTGTGGTTGCAAAGTACTGGGACGCTGATGCCGGAAAGGAAGTGGAGGTCACGCTGGGCGATGCTCCGTTTAAAAAGCTGGCTGACCAGTTTGAAAGCGAAATACACGCCCGGGAGTCAGCTGATAGCGAGCTGAGAAAAGTGGTCCGCACAGGGGTCACGTTAAAGATGGAAGTACCAGGCGACCCTCGCCTGGTAGCAGAGGGATTGATTGAGCTGGATAGCAGCTTTCCTGACTACATGCGCGGCCGTTGGTCCTTAGATAAGGTCACAGCCAAGGGTGACAGAGGGAGTGGCTATCGATGCTGGCTGGAAGCCACAGAACCGCTTTAAAAGAGAAGAGGGCGACAACCCGGTGGTTGCACACCGGGCTGACGTCTTACCCACATGAGTATGCCATGTGAGCCAAACCAAGGCCCTCCCGCCTCGCGAGGCGCGGGGAGACTATCCGATCATTGTTAAATTTGCAAAGGAAAGGCTCACGTTATGAGTAAACCGTTTTTTTCATGGATGGGTGGCAAGCGCCGCCTGGCTAAAGAAATCCTGCCAGAGTTCCCTGAACATGAGTGCTATGTAGAGCCGTTCTGCGGCGGTGCCGCGCTGTTTTTTATGAAGATGCCGACAAAGGTTGAAGTGATCAACGATGTGAACGGCGACCTGGTGAATTTATATCGCGTGGTGCAGCATCACCTCGAGGAGTTCGTCCGCCAGTTCAAGTGGGCGCTGATCAGCCGCAAAATGTTTGAGTGGCTGGACGATACCCCAACCGAAACGCTGACAGACATCCAACGCGCAGCGCGTTTTTATTACCTGCAGCAGATGTCGTTTGGCTCCAAAATACAGGGCCGCACCTTTGGTACCGCGACCACCACAGCGCCAAAACTAAACCTGCTCCGGATGGAGGAAAATTTAAGCCAGGCGCATTTAAGGCTGAGCCGGACTTTTGTTGAACATCTGGACTGGCAGGCGTGTATAAAGCGCTATGACCGACCTCACAGCCTTTTTTATCTGGACCCGCCGTACTGGGAAACAACCGGCTACGGCGTGGACTTCCCTTTTGAGAATTACCAGGCAATGGCCGAGCTGGCCAGAACAGTCAAAGGTAAGATGATCATCAGCATCAACGACCATCCGGACATTCGTAAAGTCTTTGCTGGCTTCCGGATGAAAGAAATAAACCTGCGGCATACCGTGGGTGGCCGTGGTGGTAAAGAAGCTGGCGAACTGGTCATTTTTAACTGGTAACTTTACCACTTGGCAGCTTTTCACTGGTAAACAGTGGCCTGCAGCTGGTAAGCCTTTGGTAAACCGCGCCTGGTGTTGCAACTTTTCGCGCAACACCAGGCAACACCCGCAACACAAAAAAATAGCCCGCATATGCAGGGCTATTGTTCAACTTTTATCCACAACTTCTGTGGATAAGTCACTCTGCCGATTCTGGCTCTGGCAGTATAGCTATCATCCACTCGCCAAGATTATTCCTTGAGCTATGGTCCACAAAAACACCTAAATCCCGTCCTATACGCTTCACAGCTTCAAGCTGAGCGTCATTCAGCCACTTTTTCACATCAGCCAAAGCCTGCGGGTGAAGTACGTTACACAGAGCATAAGCGTCGTTGAATGATAAAGTTAAGTTGATAGAGTTAACCTGAACTTTTGACTCAGTGCCAAGCACCGCGCCGTTGATATCTGCATCACGCATCACTTAGTCTCCACTTTGTCCAAGTCAAAACCTTCAGCCAAACTCCAGTGAATTGCCTGGCACTCCCGCCCTACATTTTCAGCCTCTCCAAACCGCTCCTGGTTAACCACCAGCCCCAAACTTTTCAGCGTTTGCATCGACTTGATCTGCACACCGATTTCCTGGCTCGTTGCTGGCCTGTTGAGTTTGACCATATTGCTGAGCGCCAACCGTTGAGCTGGTGTTACTTTTACTTTTTTGTTCATAAGATTCCTGAATTTACTAACCTGTTTATCTACATCCACTCCAAGACTCTGCAGCTCTGATTCAACCTCATCATCACTCATAGCCAAAATGTCGTCAGTGATGAAATCACTTAGGTTTTCAAGCGCGCTTTTTTTAGTCTCTACAGCAGGCAGTTCGTTGGCTGGGATCTCTTCAAAAGCCCCATCAACAACTCGGCACCATACACCCCTGACTTTTGTTGCAACGCCGTCAATATACTGATTGCAGCTCGGGTCATAGCCGTCCGGAATTCTCGCTATGAGCGAGTATTTTTCGTGCGGGTCGTATTGGTACCGCTTCGCTTCATAAATTTCACCGGCTTTTACGCCGAGCCTTTTATCCGTTGTTAAAATCATTATTTCCATGGTTAAGCCCCCAGTGCAGCCAGCACTATTTTTGTTAATTCATCGTCGGTAAGGTTGCTCGGGAAAGCGGCGCCTGCTGAAGATGCAGCATCCCTTGCGGCCTTCATATTCATCGGAGCTGCTGCTGCAGCTTTTCTTAAAATGCCTGGATAATTTTTAGCGAAAAGGTACCAGCTTGGATTTTCGTTAATCTCACTTTGCGCTTCAGCAAAACTATCGCAGCTCGGACATCCGCAAAACTGGCCGCCACAAGAGCAAAATTCAACTTCGTTATGCTTGTCCTGTGAATATGCAGTAATAAGCAAACAGTTTGTGCACAAGCAATAGTACGGACCCTCCTTCGACCTCCTTTCTTTAAACCTCAGCCAGCAATCCTGAATTTCTTTATTTTTATACTGACCATCCTCCCCAGTCCTTAGAGCTGAATCACGCAGCCGCTTCCCAAATTGCTCCAAAAACCAACGCTCGAAAGCTAATGAATTTATTTCCACGGTTAAACCCCCAGCGCTGCCAGCACTATCTTTGTTAATTCATCGTCGCTTAGGCGCTTATTCAGCCATGCCTCATCCCAGTTGATAGGCACTTCTCGTGCTGCTGCCAGGTTAAAAGCTGTAGCAGACTTTGATTTTGCTCTGGCTCTGATCATGCTTGCCTGGCCAGCCATGCCAGAGCCGATTAAACGAGCCATTTTTTCACCATCCTTATCCTTGTTGGTATGCGCTGCTTCAACTATTAAAGCCCCATGCTGTTCTAAAATTGCAGCTGCAGCGAGTTGCATCATCTCAACGATCAAAGGAGCCTTTATTACCCGCGCTCTGGTTGCTTCGTCCATAGGTGCCTCCTAATCTTGTGGCTCAACTGCAGGTGGTGGCAGTTGTTCGATATCTTTAAATTTTATGCTCATATCAGATGCGTCCATTGTGATGCGTTCGGCAAAAAGAATAACTATCCCTGCAGAGCCATCCATTTTTGGATAACCCTCAATCCCGCCATCGCTGTCGTCATAATCAAAAGCCTGCTGAACACCCCAGCGGTTGTAGTCATGCTCTAAAACTAAAAAGAAGCAAACTCGTGCGATGCGCTTCAGAGCCGCCTGAACAACATCTCCTTTTGAGCCTTCCAGCCATTCCATGCCATCGCCCCAAAAATTATTTATTTCTTCCGCTTTTTCTTTAGTGAAAACATTCAGGTCGACAGCCAGCCCTACTTCAAACCAGTTATAGTCAACAGTGAACTCCTTCACATTCGATGCTTGCATTACAGTTGTTTCGCTCATCGTCATATCCCTAAATTTAGATAAAAAGTATCGCTTTGTTTAACCACATTACAGTGAAAACAAAAGCACCGGTGGCAGCAAGAACTGCCATGTTAGTCACCCTGTTCTGCAGCCGCTTCATCCTCTGCCTCCAGTTGTCGCATTTCTTCAATGCAGCTCGGGCAGGCGTTGCCACCGACTTCGTCTGAGCGTTCGTAGGCATGCCAGCCTTGCTTAGCTATTAGCCGTGCAGCCGCTTCGGTATTGGGCGCGTCGACAACGATTTCAGCATCGCAATTGCAGCAGTTGCATTTGGCGGTTGTTACCAGGGTAATTTCGGATTGAAGTGGTTTTTTCAGTAAAAACATGACAGCTCCTTAGTTGGCCAGAGTGAGCAGCTGCTCAAGGTAACGACAACGGCACAGGCAGATAGCGTATTCGCGCACCAGTGCCTTGTTTTCTTCAGAGCTGAGTATTTGTTGCAGCGTTAATTTTCTAACAATGTTATATTTGTCGTGTGACATAAGCCGATCCTCAAATTAGTTTGTGTCTCAGAAAGCCCTGGGGTTGCCGCCCTGGGGTTTTCAGTTTGTAGAGCCTAGTTTTGTATATGGTATTTACCATCCCCCTTGTCGTACTTCTTAAACAGGTCTTCCAACGCTTCCAGGACAAAAGCTTTTACAGGCTTATCTGAGCCAGCTCTCATCATGTGCAGACGGCGGTAGTACTCCTCCGGCACATTCAGCGGCAGGCGTTTTAATACCTGGTCTAAATCGTCGCGCGCCAGCGCCTCCAGTGCCTTTTTACCGTCAGCGTTGTCAGTTAAAGTCGGTTTTTTGATAGACAAACTTGTTTTACTCATTGGCTAACTCCTGCAACTCCATCATGATTTTCTTTATATCAAAGCGTGGCTTTTCATCTTCACCCAGTGCGAGAACTGACTTACCTACTGCGGCCAGTTCCGGATAATCTTTGAACTGAAAGGTGTTAGCCTTGAATACAGGCAATTCATACTCAGCCAGGGCATCCCTGACATCTTTACTCAAGTTAGTATTTTTTATTGCCCTAGATATTAAAAATGCCGCTTTTGGTTGTCCGTCAGTAATTTGCTGACGCACTTTTACCATCTCGACGACGCCAGCTGTTGCCCATACATCATAAGGGCTAGGCATAACGGTTATCAGCACAACATCAGCGGCTCTGACAGCTGCTGCGCTGAGTTCGTTTACCACTGGCGCTCCATCGATAATGACCCACTTGTAATCTCTTGATACTTTTGGCAGGTCACGAGCTATTGATAAACCCATTCTGATAACAGGCATCAAATCATCGCCAACGCGCCTGTCGCCCCAGTCCGATGACGACCCTTGCGGGTCATGGTCAACAAGCAACACTGGGCCATCATATTGATGCAGCATGCTGGCAAGGTGAGTGGCAACTGTGGTTTTACCAGAGCCACCTTTTGTATTTAATATCGCAACGACTATCGGCATTTCCGCCTCCGTTCAGTTAATTTGCATTGTGCAAATGCACATTAGTACAAATGCACATTTATTGCAACCCCTCTAAAATAACTAACTACTTTGCACCTTTATTTAGCTAATCCTTTCTGTTTGAGCCTGAAAGCCTTTATTTTCAATGGTTGTGCTACTTACAGTAAAGCTCGGGTCCTTACCTTGACAGTCAGAATACACAGCAATAAAAACTAGCATTTACCTTAACCGCATTATTTTCCACTCTCCTATAAATCCTAGGGCCTGAAAAAATCAACAAAGCAGAAAAACAACGGCTTCAACTAAAAGACAGTAGTGAAACCTCAACAAATATACACAGAAAGCCCTACGTAAAACCAGAATCCGCAATAATGTACACAAAAAGCCCAACACAAGTATACATAGTGCCATAGGGCATCAAGTGTACATACACAGTGACCCCATACTATACGTATAGTATGGGGTGTAATGTACACCACATATTGCCCTAGGGCATTGTGTATATACACAGTGCCATAGGGTTATAAATGTACATAGATGGTAAAAATAGGGCTTGACATATACATAGTTGTGAACTAAAAATATATGTAGGGTTTATTGTGTACTTTTATTGCGAGGTTGACGGCTATGAGTGGCGAAAGCAGAAAGAAGGTAGACTTAAAAAAGTTAGTTGATGAGCTGATAGCAGAGGTGAAAGTCATCGATGCTGATGACTCTTTGAATCGGTCAGAAAAAACAAAGCTGATAACTCGGGCAGCAACAAAGTTTAAAAACAAATTGCATGATGACGGCCGAAAAAAAGACGATGCCAGGATAGCGCTCGGCACCTATCGCAAGTATATGACGCAGGCTAGAGCAGAGGTAACGGCTCAGAATTGGAAGCACCACAGCTTAGGGCAGCAAATAGAGAGGCTTTCTAAGAAGTATCCTCAGTTCGCTGATGCCTTTCTAAAAATGAATGAAAAATATCACATAACTGATATAAGGCTTGCTCATAGAGACCTGTTAAATAGCATCAAAGATAACAATGAAGCCTATGAAGATATTAAGGGCATGAAACTGGACCACGAGGTGATGCGCCATTTAACTGTTGCCAGCGCCCAAAAAGCGAAACTGGCAGACCAGGCGGCCGAATCGTTGGAATATAAGAAGCACTCCACTGTTGAAATTAACTATCACCAACTGCTCGCCAGTGTGGTCGACCTACTGACGAAGAAAACAAAGACTGTTGGCAGCGACAGTGCTTATAGTTTCAGCCGCTTGGCACTCGGCATAGGCTTTGCCACTGGCCGCAGGTCAGTCGAAATACTAAAACAGGGTGAGTTTAAAGTCCTGGATAAACAACGGATGGAATTCTCCGGACAGGCCAAAAAGCGCGGTGGTGCCGACTACAGCGACTCATACACGATTTACACTCTGGTCGACGCTAACCTTGTAATGCAGGCTATAGAGCAAATGCGACAGCTGCCTGAAGTTGTAGCCCTGGATGACTTTGACGAGCTGCCAGAAGTGAAGCGAAACGACGCGATTAATAAGCGTTGTGCAAAAACGCTTAATACCACTGCAAAGCAATTTTTTGACGATAATGAGCGGGTTTTTAAAGACTCCCGGGCAATATGGGCGCGCCTGGTGTATGAGCTGTTTTTTAAGCGCGACAAACGCTGGGCTAAAAAGGATGAGGATGTTTTCTGGCAAGAGATGCTGGGCCACGAGGATATGGAAACGCAGAAAGCTTACAAACAGTTCAAAATAAACTATGACGAACCAGAAGCTACTGCAGCTGAACCGGTCAAATTCAAAACCAGACTGGAGGCTATGATGGCACTGGATGAGGAGATGGCGGAACGGCCAGCTCTTTTAAAAATTCACGACTGGGCAAAGGGGCGCCTGAAGCAGGACCCAAATGCCACCATCAACCAGTCAGTGATCACCAGGGAAATCGGCTCCGGCCGGAAAGTGATCAAGGACTATTTAGACTTAACGGCCGACGCTTTAGCGGTGACTAATGTGGAGGTGACTGTGGCGCCTGTTCCTGCCAAAAGTGCGCGCCAGGATAAAACAGAACCTGCAGATGGTGCTGGTGTAAAACCATTCCTGAAGGCCCAAAAAGTGGATGATGAACACTATGAAGCGGTGGCGCTGGTGAATGGAGAGGAGGTCGCTCGAGTAAAAATTAAGGGCGGCAGAGTTGAAGCTATGACGGCCGCCCTGGAGGCTTTTAAGAAATCGTCAGCTGTTGGTCGACATTAACTTTACTAGCTCTTGAAGCCTACGACTTTGTTTTAGCAGGGCGGTGTAAAAGCCGCCGCTTTCAGAGCCTTGATTAACCTGGTTAGCAACGCTGGCCATCCCTACCAGTTCCTCTGCAGACAGAGTTGCTTCATCTAATAAATCTTCTAATGACGTCGAGACTTCCTGTCGTAGCCTTTCCGTCGCCAATACTTGCTGTACTACATCATTCACAAGTTAAAACTCCTATTTTAAAAATCCTTTCTTACGCAGCATTCTGACAACAATCACTGTTTGAATTGTGAGCCAGGTTAAAATTGCTACTTCTGCATAGCTCAGTATGCCTTTAAATATCTCATAATTGTCGAAGAAGAAAAGGCTCGGCTGTATTCCAAGCCGGGCCTGTTCAAATTCGACGAATACCATCAGATTGACAGCAATAGAACCAAAGTAAGTGCCAATTAAAACCCACTCTGATTTTAATCTATGGTACACCACACGCCAGCCTGTAAAAACATGGATATAAGGCCTCCACAAAATAACCAGGCACATAAATAAATCATTAAAGCTGTGAGCCACATAAAAAAATTGACGGTAGTCGCCTTTTTTCATCGACTGAAGCAAAGGTGATAACACAGCAATATCTAGTAGCTTTGGCACCAGCATCAATAACAAAATCGAATGCAGGTTACTATTCCTTTTAGCCAAAAAAACCAGCAAAAGTATCCAGAGGCACAAAAATCCATTTTCAATGACTGGCGGCATTAACTAATTCCCCGGCTTATTGCTGATTTACTACTACCGGAGGATCGGTTTTATCTTTTCCGCCAGAAGTTAAAGCTCTTACTTCATACGTTGACGGCTCTTCCTTTTCACCAGAACTAAGCGTCACAATATCTTCTGAGGTTACAGTTTTAACGACTGGCGGGTCAGTTTTGTCTTTGCCGCCTGATGTCATTGGGCTAACTGTTCCGCCTGAAAGGGCTGGGTCTTGAGTTGCCGTCGTCAATACTGATGTGCCGAGATTTTTAATGTCCATTTTTTTCCTTTTTCGGGTTGTCAAAATACAGTTATAGGTACTGCCCGTCAATGCCCTATAACTTCTGGTTAACCTTCAATCGTAGCTGCCTTTCGCGATACCGCGACCTCAGAAGCTGTACCAGCTCCGCTTTGCCTATCAGCTGCCGGTCAATATCCAAAATGTCCTGTACTGACAACTGGGCTTGGGCAAATTCCGGAGGGATCTCTGTGCCGGATATAAACTCATGCACGATCCTTATCACTCGATCTCGAACATAGGGATACTTCTCATCTGTACATATATGACTAATTTGGAAAGTGTCCCCATCGCCACAGAGCTCGGCCTCAAAGGCTTCTGGAGGTATTGGCTGCGCGTCCAGGCCTGTCTCTCTGCGTAGGGCTGCAGGTGCGTCCTTATCGTGGAACTGAAGGCTGCTGATGCCGTTCGATTTTCTGAGCTGAACATAACGCATCATGTGGGCCCAGGAGCCGGGTTCAATCATTAGCATGTTGTGGCCGCTTGACTTCCACTTGTGGATCACAAGACCAAAACGCTCCAGAATGTTTTTAATGAACGTTGTCGGGTCTTTAGGCATTGCGCTAGGGTTTACATAGGCCCCGATTTTAAGCGCGTTATACAGCTCTATAGAGGCCCTGTCTTTGAGTATGTCCGACATGGCCACCCGAGCCGCTTTATGCGTAAATTTACCTTCACCGGTCATCGGGTTTATGCCGAGCTGTTGGAACAGCTTCACATAAAGATTCCTGGTGGCGCGTTTGTAGTTATGCCTGGTCAAAACCACCTTGTTTTTTATTTGCGCCATATCGTAGGCAACGGCCTCTGCATCACTGGACTGCAGCAGCTCCATGGCCGCCACTTTCTTGATGCCCCGGTCATCATAAAACGCTATTACTTCCGGAGTAATTTCTGCCACGCATAACTGCGTTTCCATGTGGTACCGGTCAATCTGTGCTGCCTCGGCCTCTGACCTTAGTTCTGAGCGGCTCAACCGGTTATAGACGTCGTCGTCTGGTGTTGGCTGGCTCATGATCATCTCGATGCGTTTCATCTCGATAATCCCCTTGCCCCACTTCTTCATTTGCTTCGCTGCAGCTATGGCATCGTCATCAGCACAAAGCGCGTCGACAACATAGCGGTCAGCTATGAGGATCAGCAGCAGGTTGTTGGCGAAGTCGTTGCGGCTTCGGTTTTCTTCCGCTATCGATGCCAGGCGAACTTCGTCATAGATGGTTTTTTTCCGACGCAGAATAATTTCTGTGCTTGTCTCTTCAAAATCGACAGTTAGCTCATCAGCTGCCACCAGGCCGCGATAAATAGCCTCGCGGTCAATATCCCGCTGCGTGTTGTTTATGCCTATTCCCATGACGTACTGGCGCGCCGTTCTGTCGCGTCTCATCATTTGTACAGCGTCTGTCGGCGGTACCACCCCATGAAAAATAGACACATGGTTGCTAAAGTGCGGAACGGTAATTGATACCCCGGAGCTGATAGCCGGTGAATAAATAATGACATCGTATTTAGTGCATTCGCCGTTTGGATCGTTCAAAAACGCTTCCACGTTTGCATCCGCTTTGCTGTCCTTGTGAACGTGCATTACACGAATATCGGGCTTTTGTTGCTTCAGCACTTCAACCATTTTTTTGCCGTCTTTGGCTGAGTCGTTGGCCACCAGTACGGTCTTATCAGCCTTGGCCAGCGAGATAACTTCAGCAAAAGCGCTATTGATGTCGGTGTGCAGGACGCTGATGTGTTTGCATGTGCCGGTCACTTCGATAATGTGAATAGGTTCACCAGGGCGCGCCATCTCACACAGGTCAATCAGGCCGTCATTGGCATCAGCATCGCACAACAGAACACGCCTGGAGGCGCGCATGGCTTGCACTAAACCGTCCATCACTAGGACAGGATTATCGACAGGACCATTGGTTGTATGTCGCATTACCTGGCTGGCCTCATCAATACACAATGTATCAACCGTCTGAAACCAGTTCAGGCCGTCAGCGTTGGAAAATTTAGGGTTAATGATGGAATTTACACAGCATGCCAGGTGCGAAACAAACGGCATTTCCGAAGCCATGGTGTCCTGGTAATTGCTAATGTTCAGGCGGTTTGACGCATCACCGATCAGGCTGACCCTGTGGGCGATGTAAGCGGCCTTTGGTGCGCGGTGCATGATGGGCTGGATCAACAGGTCAGTTTTGCCTGAACCCATCGGGGAGCGGATAATTATACAGCCCTGCAGACCTTCCACCAGGTCGACAACAGCGCTTGGGATCCTGACGTTACCATGCTCCGTTTCTTCGCCCTGCAGGCGTATATAATTTACATTCGGCTGACTGAGTGCCTGGTCTGAAAAAGAGCGTAATGTCCTGGCGCGGTGCAGTTTACCTTTGGCCAGCCAGTTAATGCGGCCTCTGACTTTAAATTCGCTGATGCTTACGCCAGCTGGCAGACTGTTTTGCACATAGCGATAAACCTGCTCTGTACTGTACTTTATTGGCGACAGCATCATGCCAGCGCCAACGGCCTTCAGCGCCTCATCGTTTGCATTGTCATGACCAGAAAAACTAAGCCGCTGCAGGCAGTACTCAAAATAATGAGGATGTGCCACCAGTCGATTTTTACGGGCTTTAATTTGCTTCTTCACTTCGTCCAGACCTGCGATGCAATGCAGGTCGTTGAAGTCGGTAGGCTTCTTGCTGATGTCCAGCTCATCGAACAACGGATAAACAGAACGGATCCCAAAATCTTTATGCAGCTCGATGGCCGTCATTAAACCTTTGTTGCCGACCTTAATTTTAAATGCGTCGTTATCTGCCGCGTTAGTGATCTGCAACTCCGGTCTGTAGCGACTGTAATCGCGCAGAACCTTCTTCAGGTTGTCGGCGTTCATTGCGACAATAACAGGGATGCTGGTGGCTAAAAACACAGTAGCACCGGTGGCGAAACCTTCGGTGGCATACGCCTTATCACTGGACTCAAGGTCGCCAATAATACAGTGCGCGCCATCGAACTGATGGTCATCGACGGCCACGGTATATTTTTTAAATTTTTCGTATAGCCGCTGCAGGCCCTTGTACTCGCCGTGAATGTCATGCAGAGCGATGGCTGTGAAATCCCCTGACCAGTCGCGCATGCGCTTCAATTCAATAGCACCAGTGGCGACAATGTCAGCAATCTGCTTTAGCTGAAAATATGGGGCGGTGCCGTCTTCAGCACCTAAGTACTGAACTGCATTACGGGGCAGCTGACGGTTTTCCTGCCGGATAAAAACATCCTGGTACGCCAGATGCTCGTTATAGCGCAGCTCCCTGGCTTTCTTTTCCTTGGCTTCCAAAGCAGCAAGCCGGTCCTGTCGGTCCCGGCGTTTTTTTGCTTGCTGCTCTGCCCAGGCGTTTTGCCTGGCTGAATCAATTCTTTGGCCGCCCTCCTGCTGATATATCTCCAGAAGCGCTTTAAAGCCGTCAAACGTCGCGGTGTAGCCGCCGTCTTTTTGCGTTGTGAAGTTGATGTGAGGGTATTCGATGCCGCCAGCTGTGCGCTTAATAGAGCCGTAAACAGCAACCTTGCCGTTATAGCCTTTTTTGAGGGTCTTTATTTTGCCGCGCAGCTTTTGGTCGTTCAGCTGGACATCGGATGAAATAGCGTGCCAGTCGACCTGAACCTCTGCAGCTGTTGCTGCAACATCCGAGCTGCAGAAGTCGAGCAGCGTATATGGATCAGAGTTAAAGCGCGCTTGGTAGAACTCTATGAGAGAACTTTTATTATGGGACACAGTTCATCCTTAAAAATACACAAATGAACATTTGCACATATGAGCAAATGCACAAAAACACATTTGTTTGCTATTTCTAAGGGCCTTAACTAAACTTCGCTTTGCTTGTTAGCGCAGTTTTTGTTCAGGCCCTTTAACCTGTCTCAAACAGTTATCCAGAAAGCCCCGGGTGCCAGCCCGGGTTTTTCATTTCTGAAACAGGTAAAATTTTTTAAATCTTCTTAAATCATTGCTCACCTGCATAAAAAAACGCACCCGGATCGCAATACGGCTGCGCGAATACTAAGCCAAAATTTAACTATAATCAAAGAAAGAGATCGTCTTTCAGTGAAATAGATCCATCAAGCGATCTGAATACAGAATTTCACTGTACCACAAAATACAGCTTCGTCATGTAAAATTGCTGAAGGGTACTGAGGGTTTAAAGCCTTCAGGAATGCGCCTGTGCCGTCAACAATGAGTTTTCTAAACACAGGAGTTTCAGCACCGTTTGTCACAACAACCGGCGTGTTGTTTCTCATGTTCTTTTCACGCACAACAATGATGATGGATCCATCAGGGTACGACTCATTTTGTGCTGACTGCATACTTTCGCCTGAAACCCTTAGCGCATAGGCATTACCCGCCACAGGGTACGGCGAATACACGTACTCCAGTACAGGATCAACGGTAGGGTCAAACGACTCAGCCAACCCCCAGTCTATAACTGGTACCAGCTGGCCACTTGGAGTTTTTTGGTCAGCTGCAGCACCGCCACAGGCTTCTCTAAAAAGACTATCCAGCGAAATACCGAGCGCCGTGGTCAGGATGAAGAGCAGCTGGCCGGATGGTTCCAGCCCTTCTCTTTCTATCCGAGATAAATGACCAGGCTGAATTGCACCGCCAACTTTGTCGCTGACTTCTTGCAAAGTTAGCTGTTTTGACTTGCGAATTCGCCGCAGAATTTTCCCAACGTCCATGAATAGATCCTCAGTTTCCCCACTCTTTTTTGAATATAGTTAAAAAAGCATTGAAATAAAATTTAACTATTAGCAAAATAGGTAATTACTAATAACCGTAAATTATCACTTACGATGATTAAAGATAAGCAAATTATCAACTTACCTACAATACGGACCGGAAACTGAACCATGGCTGACGATGCAGACGTGGCTCAGGGGTTCACGGAACATTATTTGAATTTGGCACTGAGCAGGATCAAGGTGCCAGACCGAACCATCCCTAGTGCAGAACATTGCTGCATCTGTGATACACCCATCCCAAAAAAACGGCAGCAAATTTTACCAGGCATTCAAACCTGTGTAGACCATGCTGGCTGGAAAGACAGCTGATGGAGATGCCTGTGAGCGAGTACTGCCAACAACTGGACTGGGTGCGCCTTCGAATTTTTCAGGCGCACTCGGTACATATAAAGACCAGGGGAGACGACGGCGTTGCCGCTTATGTGATCCCTGCCGCTCACACCCGCAAGAAAAACACAGACGAACACATGAGTGGCGATATGAGCCGAGTGAAAGCCCGTGAAGTACGCAAGGGCAAAAGCGCTGTGCTGTTGCCGCCATGGGCGTTTGATGACACAAAGATTGTCCGCGCTGTTGGCCGCTTGCCAGACACTGAGCGCCGGTGGGTTCGCTACGCCTATAGTGGCAATTACACCTGGGATGATGAGTCAGGTATTGTTTTTGACCTATGGGAAAAGCTTGCGCCCCAGTTCACAGGCCTGCGCGGAAAAACCCTGGCGAAAGTCAGGGGTATGGTTTATCTCGCCGTCCAAAACTATAAGTCTGTCCGTACCCAAGGCAAGCCTGCACATACCCCTGAACGCATTCGCCAGCTGGTGGAAATACCAGAGGGCAACTGGCGCAGGGATTGGCTGCCGCGCTGGAGACTAATGCGAACCGAACTGGCCAGCATCGATCATGCTGCCCTGTCGTCAATTTTGGAGGTGGCCGGTGACAGAACCGAATAGCCCAAACCCATGCCCTCACTGCAAAGACATCCCGTCGCTCAGAACAGACTCAGCGACGGGATTCTTTATGGTGGCGTGTATAGCCTGCAAAGTTTACACAGAGGCGACATCCAGCAACGAGGCCGCCATTGGCTACTGGAATAACTTTGCCCAGGAACACCGTGCCTGCTTAGGCTGCGGAAGCCAGCCAACGATTAAGCACAGCAAGCTTCGACAGATGTGGGTTTATCAATGCACCGGTTGTAACTGGCAAGGCAACCTAAGCCACTCATCACAGGGCGCGCTCTGTGACTGGCATCGCTCAAATACGCCTGGCGACATGCACATCATGGAGCTGTGGCAGATGAGAGCAGCGGAGCTTCAGAATCAAGCATAAACATTTACACAAAAGAACATTTACACAAAAGCATATTTGCACATTCACAGAAGGACCGACGAAATGGAAGAATTCGCAAAACTGTTTAACACCGCAAGAACGCAGATCCTCGTTGTACTGGATGACACTAGCGATGCAGACTTATCGCAGATCACACTGACGGCAAAGCCAAAAGGTGGGCAGGCGATTAAAATAGTCGTTGGCGGCTCTGGCCCAGCTGGCCGTGAACGGATTAACCATATTTTCAACATCATGGACAAGCAGGCAGCACTGAATATTGTGCTTCCTATGTTGCCAGCTCCGGAGGCTTTGTTATGTACAGTTTAACGCCAGGCATTGAATCAAAAGAGCGGATATTGCTGCTGCTTCAGTTAACAGAAATCACCAGCGAGGATATTATTGCTGCTCTGGTGGATCACCTCGAAAGAGGTCTGAGTGTTACGACCTCAGCTGCGCTAAACAACGTCCCGCAGCCGAACGTCAGCCGCGCCTTAGCTACGCTGAACGAAAAGGCCGAAATAGTTGAAAAGATAAAAGAGCATGACGAAAGAAGGCGAAAACAATATCAGTTAACCGATATAAAAAATAATAAAGAAAACAGCTCAGGCGTAAATGAGTAATGACACAAAAGCACAAATGCACAAAAGCACAAGTAAAATGGCCTGTGCCGGAACGCGACAACTTAGTCTATATTACCGCCACCGCACTGGCCTGCAGCCGTAGCCCGTCAGCTGTCTATTTTGAGCAGGCGCTCAAGTTTATGCACCGACATATTGATAACCGGACATCACTCGGCCTTTGCTGTATCGCTCAAAACGCCGAGCTTTTATCAGCAAAAAAGATACTGCAGGTAGCGTGATGAATAATCAGCAAATGCACATCAACCGCTATGTTTTTGGGAAAATCACGGACGATATGTCAAGCGGCCCCCTATCGATGTGGCGACAGTTTGACGATAAGCTACTCAAATTTTTTGCTAATGAGATTTTTGAAAAAGCGCCTGACTTTTGCTTTGGGGCTTTCGATGTGGACAGAGTGACTTACTCTGTTAGGTGTTTAAAGCACTCGCCTAACCAGCGCCAATTTATCCTGGACGCATTAGACAATGGCAGTCCATTTAGGCTGCTGCGTGACGTACAAAAAACAGGCAGTTGACACTTTGACACGCTTTGAGGTATCTTTCCGACATATTCAGCTAAATTGCTAGAAATCTAAACAACCCGCTTCGGCGGGTTTTTTGTTGCCTAAAATCCGGAGCCGCCATGAACTAGAAAACACCCACAGCTGAAGCAGTAGCATTCAGCCAGGATAGCTTGATCCTTCATTCAAGAATTCCCCTCGCGACGTATCCTGGGAAAGGTGGCCGTAACGGCAAGGAACAGGTCCGGTTAGCGCCCGGTTAGCGCATCAGTAAGCTATGACAACATGAATTTTATGAAGCCCGCATTTTGCGGGCTTTTTTATTGGGGGTAATCGTGGATCTCAACACATTGATAGCTCTCCTGACTTTAATCGTCGTCGTCGTTGGAGCCGTGGTCGGCGTACTTTGGTCGCGATTGAATGACCTAGGCAATGCGTTAGTTGATGAACGGGTAAATGTCGCAAAACAGTACATCACCTCCGTTGAAATGGACCGACGCCTGGAGCAGGCCATTAAGCCAGTGGAGAAAATGCTGGAGAAGATTGAAGAGCAGAATAAGCAAATTTTTGCAGCAATTACACATGGTAAGAGGATGAGCGATGGCTAAAACAGAAACTAAGACGGCCGCAATCACCAAGGTGATAGAGCGTGAAGGAGGTTATGTATTCCACCCGTCAGATCGTGGCGGTCCGACTCGTTACGGTATAACTCAAAAGAAAGCTAAAGAGTTCGACTACACAGGCCACATGGCTGAGTTTCCCGTCGAGCTGGCGTACCGCATTTACGCCGCTGACTTTTGGGACAAAATTCGCCTGGATGAAATTGCTGCCATCGATGGCCAGCTGGCCACCGTGATTTTTGATTTTGCTGTGAATAGCGGTGTTTCAACTGCAACGCGCCAGCTGCAGCGTCTGCTGAACGTTCTGAATCAAAAAGGAACGCTTTATCCGGATTTAGTTGTAGATGGAGTCCCAGGCTCAAAAACGGTTCTGGCCGTGACTGATTTTGCCAAAAAGCGCGGCTCTGAAGGCACTAAGGTGCTGACTGAGTCGCTTAACAGCCTTCGCATTGAGTTTTGCGTTCGCATCATGGAAAGCGATGAAAGTCAGGAAGCATTTGGCTTTGGCTGGTTGCATCGCATCGTCAACCTTTAGGAGTAAATAGATGAGCTTAATAGCTGTCGCCCTACAATTAGCCGCATCAACTGGCCTCGCTGGAAAGCTTGGCAAATGGATTGGCGGAAAGAACGGCGAGGCAGTTGCTGAACAAGTGATCAGCATCGCCCAGTCAGTCACCGGTGAACCTGATCCCGAAAAAGCGGCGGCTGCCGTTCTGGCCAATAAGGCCCAACTGATGGAGTTTGAAGAGCAAGTCTTCCAGCGTGAGCTGCAGCTGGAGAAGCTGTCCCTTCAGAACGTGGAAAGTGCGCGCAATCTGCAGATAGTTGCGCTTAACCAAACTGACGTATTTAGTAAGCGTTTCATTTACTACCTGGCATCAGCTTGGACCGCTTTCGCTTTTATCTATTTGCTGGGCATTACGTTCACTACAGTGCCAGAAGCTAACGTGCGCTTTGCTGATACGGTTTTAGGCTTTCTGCTTGGCACCGTGATTGCTGGCATCATCGGCTTTTTCTTCGGTAGCAGCATTGGCCGTGACCGACCAGATGAGCCACAGCCCTCCCTCAGCTCGGCGCGTTAGCCATGCTCGGCTTCATGAGCGCAAAGCAGGCTAAGGCAGCAGGCTTTACACATCATGGCAGCCATTACGGCATCCCGGTTTGGATTGGAGACCCTGAAGGTGACTTCATGGTCGCCACCAAGTGGGCGCCTGCTGAACTGCTGATGACTCTATTTCATTACATCGAGGGATTCATCCAGTCAGTTGTCTGGCCTGATGAGGAGCATGGCTTTCAGTTCGCACTGGGTCAGGCCATCGATGCGGAAGGTAACAACAGTAAATCATAAAATCAGGAAAAAAATGGAAAACCAGCACCGCAAAATTAAAGGTTATCGTGAACTCTCTGCATCTGAAATCGATTTGATGAACCGCATCAAAGATAAGGGCGCTGAGCTACTGGCTTTACAGGCAGAACTAGCAGGCTCATTAAGCACAGCTTATGCAGAAAAGCTTAATGCAGCAGTGAAAGCACAAGAAGGTACAGGCTTCAGCATCTATCAAGGAGCGACTGATGAAGCGATTGAGTTCCGCCGCTTCAGTGATGCAGAACCTGAACGCTGGGCCAACATCGGCAAGACCGATATACAGACTGGCTTGATGGCCATGGTGCGCGCTGTAGCGCAGCCAGCTGGCGTCTAAAACCAATTGCCCTCGGGTGCAAGCTCTGAACCAACATGGCTCAGGCCATCGACTGGGGCGCACCCCGGGGCAAAAAAGGTACTCCCCGGACTTCCAACAGAGACGGGTAGAAGACTCGCGGCCTTTACGACATTGAAGATTTTCGGAACAAGTCCTTTCTTCTCTTCTGCGGAGGAAGGACCAAGCAGTGTTTAGTTGACGCCCAGCCAGTGATTTTGGCCGGGCGTTCTTTGTTTTAGGGCTTCACAGTAGGCTTTAAAACAAAGGACCAAAAAGAAACATTTGAACATTTGCACTTTTGCGCTTTTGTCCTTTCTTACAGGGTTGTTTATGGGTCTGAAATTTAACAAAGCCACCTTTGCCCAGCTCATTGGCAAGTCTCCTCGCTGGGTTACAAAGTTGATAACTGAAGAAGGGATGCCCGTCGAATCGGGTGGAGGTAAAGGGGTTGAGCTGGTCATTGATTCTGAGGAAGCAATCGCCTGGCTTATCCGTGAAGCTCTGGCCAAAGAGCTGGGAATGCGTGACGGAGATGATGCACCCGCATCAGGCTCAAAAAGTGAAGAAGAATTACTGCTCATTAAAGCCAAGCGGATCCAAGAAGAAATAAAAGCCAAAAAAGCCCAGGGACTTTCTATCGATTTAGAAGAGCTGAAGCCGGTTCTTTTTGAAGTCGCCAACATTTTTGGCCAGCAATCTGATGCCCTTGGGGGGCGTATTGCCTCGGAGTTTGCCAGCATAAATGACCCAGCCATTATTAAAGCCAGGATGCTCGAAGAATCAAGACGAATTCGAGCTCAAACCGCTGAGCGCATCTATAAGTTTATTGCTGAATATCGTGGCTACGACAGCGGAGATAGTGACAGCGCCACCACCGAGGGCAGCTGACGAATGGGCAGAAGCTAACCGCATATTGCCGCCTGGCAGTCCGGAGCCAGGTCCTTTCCGTTATACCCGAACCCCTTACATGGTGCCTGTGTGCCGCGCCTTTGCCTCCCCAAGATACAAGCGGGTTACGTTTGTCATGGGAACGCAGATGGGTAAGTCAGCGACCATGTTTAACGTGATTGGGTGGCGTCTGGATGATGACCCAGCGCCGGTGATCTACGTTGGCCCAACGCAGTCGAACATTGACAAGGTGGTCGAGCCGAAAATTGCTGAAATGTTCAGGGAGTGCGACAGCCTGAACCGCAAGCTGAAGAAGGAAAAAGGCGAAACTTCAAAGCACCGGAAAAACGTTGGCGGTGTTCACTTGCGTTTAGCCTGGGCAGGTTCAGCCACTGAGCTGGCGTCTGACTCGGCCGCGCTGACACTGGTTGATGAAATCGACAGACCAGATGACAACGCCAGCGGCGAGGGTTCACTAGAAGAAATTGCCGAAGCCCGGGGCGATGCTTACGCAGACTCTAAAACGGGTTATACCGCGACCCCGACAGAAGGGCGCGCCGAGCGTTACACGCACCCAGTCACCGGTCACACACACTGGGCCGTGACAGATCCAAAACAGCTATTTTCACCTGTATGGCGACTATGGCAGTCAGGCACCAAGCACGAATGGATGGTGCCGCACCTTGATCCTGCTTGTGGCGAGTACTTCAGCCCATCCAGTGAACTACTGTGGTGGCCAGGCAAGGGTACTGATGCGGAATGCACCCCGAGCCATGCCAGTCGCCATGCCAAGCTGATTTGTCCGCACTGCGGCGCTCAGATTGATGATTCTGAACGAAGCCGCATGAACGCCAGAGGGGTGGCCGTTGCTCCAGGGCAACTAGCCAAGTCTCACAGTGAAGGTTTTGTGTCCATCACCCAGGGTGATCAGGTGCATATAGTGCCGTACTGGACAGCCGTTGAAACGGATGATGGTAACGACAGTTTCAGCATATGGGTCAGCGGCCTTTGCTCCTTCAGCGCAAAAAAATCATTTGGTTTCCTAGCTAAAAAGCTGCTGGAAGCCATCAAGTCGGGCGACCCTGGCAAGATGATGGCTGTACATAACACCGGTTTTGGTGAAGTGCATAGCGCCATTGGTGACGCTCCAGCCTGGGAAGAAGTGTACGAACTGCGCGACACCTATTCAGCTGGTCAGGTCCCAGAAGGATTTGACCAGTTGATCTGCACGGTGGACGTGCAAAAAGACCGAGTTTATTACGTGGTCAGGGCATGGCGTCCAGGCATGACCAGCCGTCTGGTTGAATGGGGTGAAATCTGGGGCGATACCGACAAGCCAGAAGTCTGGGACGAAGTCGCCAACCTACTGGAACAAGAGTGGGAAGGCCGAACGCTCAGCCTGATGGGGGTAGATGCTGGTTATCGCACTGATGAAGTGCTGATGTTTGTCAGAAAGCATAAGGGCCGCACCAGGGCGCTGATGGGATTTGAACGGCTGTCAAAAGCGTTTCGGATGGCACGGCTCGAAGTAGACACCAAAGGCAAAACCCGTAAGCACGGCGATAAACGCTGGGACTTTGATGCTGGTTTAGCAAAAGCCTGGGTTCATAGCCGAGTTCGCTGGCCAAAAGGTCAGGATGGTGACTGGCGCTTACCTGCAGACGTGTCGGAAGAGTATTGCCAGCACATTGTTGCTGAAGAATACGACGAAAGCACAGGCAAGTGGGTAAAGGTCGCCAAGCGTAACGACTACCTAGACTGCGAAGGCATGAATTATATGTGCGCTCGAATGCTCAGGATTGACCGTAAAAAAGCCCCCACAGACAAAAGCGAACCTGTGCCAGATGATGAAAAACATGATCTGCCCAGCGATTCAGACGATGAACCAAAGAAAACCCGCCCAGTGAAGCGCCGGTCAACAGCTGCCAAGAGGCGGCCGCGCCAGGGCTTTGTTGC